GAATAATCAGAATATTTTATATGGAGATATGATGAAGTCCCATTAATTCCATCTGTGCCATCAATAGCAGATATTCTCATTGCTTCTGACCAAGTACCATTATCTCCAATTTTTTGACGCATATAGATATCGTTTACCGTATCAAATGTCGTGTGCCAATTTATCCCATCAGTTGAATATTCAATATGTAAACTATTATTGACCAACGCATCATTAGCAGTAGCTTGTGCATTATATGCATTTAAATATACAATTCCTATAGCATTAGTAGATGTTGCTCTCCATGCCAATATGCCTTGAGATCCATGACTTACATCTTCGTAACGATAAATATCTGCTGTAGTAGGTGGTGTATGTCCATCTGTATCAATCCAAATATCTCCAAAAGCCATTCCAGTTGTAGGTGCAGTAATTTGAAAGAAACCTTGTATTTGTCCATCTGCTGTTTCCTGTGCAGTGGATGCATCAGCTAATGCTTGATTTGCTACAGTGTCGTCTGTGTATTTGCTTGCTATTACCCAATGTTCCGCATTATAAGCACCACTTAATAATTCCGTAATACACTTTTTAACATCTCCTGTTGATGCGGTTAAAGAAGTAAGCCATAAATCACCTACATTGTATGGTGTTGTAGGAGTTGTAGTAAATACTCTTCTTTTTTCATCTGCTGTATCTTGTGCTGTTGAAGCGTTAGTATAAGCATCAATAGCTTTTTGATCTTCTACAAGTTCCCATGTATTAGTAGCACCATCATACCTTTTAAGAAGTTTAGCAGTAATCGCATACCACATGTCACCTGTATGTTTTACTCTGTCACCCACTGCCCATGTATTAGGGTCTGTATCAGTGTAATATGTCTCTATTTTCCCATCAATTTGAGTTTGCAATGCCGTTTGGTTGACATTATATGTATCTGTTACAAAATCATATAATTCCGAATCCGTATAAGTAGATGATATTTTATTAATTAATATAGATTTTGTATTTTGCACATTTTGGAAAAGAGTATTTACATTTGTTCTTTGAATCGCTGTAATAAAAATAGGATAATTAGTTTGCTCTATCCAATCATTATTTAGTTCTGTTTGTAATGCTAGTAGTGCATCTTGGTAATTTAGCTTTTCTAGTACAATATCCAATACTACAGCCATATTAATTAAATTAGTTGATTCAGCATTTAATTGATTTAAAGAAGTTTCTAAAGTTTTAGATTCAGTTAATGTAATATATCCATCTTGACTAGCAATATTAGTTGTTGTAGCAACATTAATTAAACTTTGACTAACTGATTGAGCCAATGAATCCGTATAATTTTCAGCATTTGTCTGTGCATTAGTCCAAGTAGGTTTATTTATATCTACAACATTTCCAACTAAATTAGCTTTATAAAATAATTTACTTAATTTCTGATCCTCATTTTCTATTTTAGAAATATTAGATATTACTAAATCAATATTACCATTTTCAAAAGAAAAATCAGCTTCTACAATTTGTGCTGATACATTCATATCTAATAAACTATGTTTAACTGTAACTGTATCACTTAGTACAATTTTCCCCCAATTATGTTGTTCAGTAATACATTCAAGAAAATTAACTATCCCTATTTTTACTTGAGTTGGAGGAATTTTCATTTCTTCAAGCTTATCTATTGCAGCTTGATATAAATCACTTTCATTTATATAAGCATTATCAGTTATATCTTTTTGGATGATAAATTGATTGCGTTCAGCTAAAAGAGTAGGGGAGAAGTTAGCGGAAAGTGTTAATGTAGCTTGTAATGCATCAATTGACGCTTGAGTTGAAGTAATATTTCCTTGTGTAGTTGTAATTTCTGATGCTTTAGAATCAATTTGAGAAATTAAACTTGTTCTTAAAGTATATAGATTTACAATGCCAGTACCATCATTATAATTCATAGGATCTAAATTAGTTGCTAAAGCTGTTTGAACATTATTATTTGCTGTTTCTAATTGTGCATTTAGAATATTATATTCAGATAGTTGTGTAGATAAAGTTCCTTCATGAGTCGTTAGTGTTCCACGTAAAGTATTAAAATCTTCAACTTTTGACGCAACTAATAATTGATAGTCTAATTGAGCATTACATAATTCATCTGACCAGTAATCTGAATGAGTTAATACGTTTTTATCAACATCATTGTCTCTTGTGAAGGGAAGGAGGAAATAGGTATAATCCTCAATGAAATTTTGCCCTGTCGGGTTATATTTTGCAAACGTTATATCATCTTTTCCAAACATTTGTAAACGAGTACAAAATTTTGTATTATCAAGATTGTCACTAATTGTTTTTAGATATTTTGTTTCTGAGAGGACTAATCCTTTATTTTGACCAATTCCTGTTTTAGTGTAGAAGTCAATTTGGCGAGTTGATGTATTAAACTGAGCAATAAGATTGTATTTTTCTGCTATTTCTAAAATGAAAGAAAGCACAGATTCAGACGAAACATCAAATGCTCTGTAAACTGTGGTGAATCCATTTGGAACGCTACTTAAAACCCACGCAGTAGTATTTAATGCAATATTTACAACATCTGAAAGAAGAATTGAAACAGGATGATAATTACGGATGAAACGATCTGCTAATTCATATTCGAGACTGAAACATTGAATTGATTTAAAATCAGAATTATCATCTGAATTATTAGATGGGTTATCAATAATAAACCATTCTGTATATGAGCCTAATGTGAGTTTGATTAAGTATCTATTTTTTAGTTGAGAGATGTGAGGGTTAGGGATTAGTTGATGGTCTTTGTCTATGAGGAAAGGAATTTTGAAGTTGAGTTCATGTGTGCCTATAATTTGGAGTTTAAGAGTTGTGTTATAAGATTCAATGATGTTGCCAATTATTTGTCTATTTGGTTTTGCTATTTGGAGTTTTGGTTTATGGACTTTTTGTGAAAGATCAGGATAATTTAGCAAAGTAAGATCACATCCTTATTGTACAAATAATTATTTAATATTTCTTCAATATTATCATAATCCCGATACCAAATTTCAAGAAAATTATATTTATTTTGTTCAGCATATTCTTTCTTGCGTTTATCATGTTCAACTTGTTTCTCAAAGTCTTCTTTAGATTTGTGAAATCCTGGTATATACTTTTCATGTTGAATTCCTTGAAATTCTACAAGTAGATTATATTTTGGCAAATAGAAATCATAAGATAAATTTCCACCACCTAAACCAATAAGGCCTTCGAACTCTTTTTGAAGTATGTAATTAATATTCCATAAATCAAAAATTCTTTTACATTCTTTTTCACCTTTAGAAGAAGAACATTCTGGACAACCAGTTCCTTTTGCTTTATTTCTTTTATGAATTTTTGCTTCCCATTCATGACTACACTCTTTACATTTCCACCAAATATATTGGTCGCTTCTTGGAGTATAATCCTCTGGGGCTTTATCATTTTTAACATAATCCCATTCTTCACATAATGTTGGATTATCTACTAATAAATTATATTCCTCATTTGGCAAACAATGAGAACAGTAAGGACACCCAGTTTGTTTATTATTTCTGCTACTAATATTAATTAACCATTTATGTTTAGAGTTATCTAAACATTGCCACCATACTTCTTTATAGCTATTAACAGTTACATCCCAAGGTGTTAAGTCTCCATTTAAAAATGGATGCCATTCTTTTGCAAGTTCTGGGTTTTTAGTTGCAAGGCAATTAGATAAACCAATTTTATGCCCAGAACAATAACTGCACCCATCTCCAGCATTTATATTGCTCCAAGCTGTTTTAAATATTTCTCCACAACCATCTTTTAAACATTGCCATTGTAAATATTTACGTGAATCAATATATATATCACTAAGCAATTCAAAATCGTTTTTATTATTAATCTTCATCCATAATTTTATATTTTTAATTGTGTAAGGATTAGATTTATGAAATTTATATGGTATATGATTTGATTTTAAATTTTCTAAAGATGTAAAATATAAATATCCTTCTGCGTCTCTGAGTATTAATTTTTGAGCATATTTTAAATATATTTCACTTAATAGTTTATAACCCAAACTATTAATAAATTCCGACACCAATTGATAATTCCACTGTATTCTTTTCTTATTTCCCATTATTTTATCAACTCCTCAAAATTTGATTTTTTAGATTGTTTCCTCAAAAACTACATAGAAAAATAGAGTAGAAATGCTTGAGGAACACTTGTCAGTTGGTTTATAACTCCAACCTATCTACCCTAAAAATTTTCGTATTTAATTAACTTTGTAACAATAATAGTTCGTATTGCATTTGTAATTTTATATTTCCTTTGATCAGGAGGCGATTTACACCTCTTATCAAAAAAAGATACTCCCCTGAGAATTGGTCATAGCGGTATGTTAATAATTTTGAAGTTGAAACACTTTCATCTGAAGTATTTATTTCCAGTATCTCATTAACATCTAATCCTGTCATTGAAAGTGTTTTTCCAGAATCAGATAAATTTTGTATTGAGAATGATGAATCACTAATTATTTCTACGTTGATCAAAAGTGGCATTGGGAGATCACCATTATTGACGATTTC